CTAACATCCTTTCTTCATATTGTTCTAAAACTTTAGTTGACGTAACATCTACACCTGAAGACATCCTAATAACACATTGTTTATTTACTGTATTAGTATAAAAGGCTCCTGCTGCTAATTTTATTTTTTCTTTTGTATTTCCTTTACCAATTATTTCTGTTCTGGGGCTACCAAATCTATTTTGGTATTCAGTTGGGTCATTGCCTTTTTTTATTATAGCCTCTCTAATTCGAAGTTGCTTAAAAACAAAATCTTTAAAAGTTTCCTTAAATATAGACATAACTATTTATTTAATTGTTCAAATGATTTTAATATATTAGTAATTCTATTAGGAGAAGGAATTCTAATTTGTAAACCAGGTTTTAAATTAAAACTATCTCTTCTAATAACACCTGGATTTGCTGTAACAATAACCCACCATAAATCCACATCTTTATAAAATTGGTTTGCTATTAAGTCTAATCTATCACCTATAAGTGTAGTAGCATATATGTCATTTATAGATAAAGAAATTTTAGGGTATTTTATATATTTAAATACTCTTTTATTATTAGTTCCTCTTTGTTTTTTTATATAATTTAATCTGTCCATGTTATATTTTTGCTACTGCTTCTTTTATTCCTTCTGAAATAGGATCACTATTCCAAGTTGGTTTTACTTTATTTAAACTTTCTTTATCATATCCTTTAGATATAGGACTATCTTTATGGGGAATAATAAAAGGAGATTGTTCGGATTTTTGTGGTAAGAAATCATGAATTGGTTGATAGGAAACATTTATATCTAACACATGAGGTAAAACAAATAAACCACTAGTAGATCCACCTTCAGGTGCATCTAATGTTATTTCCCAAGGATAATCTTTTTGCCATGTTATACCTACATTTGTTATAACACCAGGTAATCTATCAAAATAAGCACCCATAGTTAATCTCATAAAGGGAGTCATCATTCTACCTGAAGTTATATTATATTCAGGTGCTGTATTTGATAATAAATAATTTAATTTTCTATATAATGGTTTCATTTCACCAGATGATTGTGCTGCTATCTTAAAACTAAAATCTATATTACGATTAAAATTATTATATGTGTAAAAGCTTTCTCCTCTACCATTATAATTAAATTCATTATAATTAGCATTAAAATTATCATTCATACTATCTATAAATGCTCTAAATACCATTACGTTTGTGTTAAGAGGATTATTAGGATTTATTGCTTCAATTCTAAATCTAATTAAATCTCTAACGTGATCACTATTGAAATCTCCATCTGATTTAAAAAGATCTAAAGCATTTATTAAATCTACAGTGGTGTTAGATGAAGGGTTTGGGACTGATCCTGGATTACCTAAACCAATTCTTTCTTCCCTATGGTAAGATTTACCATCACTTCTTGTTTTATTATAATTAGTAGCTCCTGTTTTGTCTAATGTTTTTAAATAATTTTTTACCCTAGTTTTACCATTTAAAATATGATCTTTAAATTTTGTATGCTGATTTCTAACCTTATCAAAGTTTTTATCTCTCTTAGCTAAATCATCAAATTCTTTATCTTCTGCTTTTGCTATTGGTTCAGGATTTTCTGATGGTGCATTAATAATTGGATTATTAGCTGGTGAAGGAACTACTTCTGTAGGAGGAAGATTTCCTAATGTAAAATATACTATACTATCTTTGGAAGGAATAAAATTTGGGATTATTCCCATTTCCTTAGTTGATATACTTATTGAATCTTGTGTTATACCTAAATCTTCAAATGCGGGAGTTAGACTATATTTTTGTATTTTAGTTTGTCCTATACCATAAGTTGATCCTGGTCCACCTTGATATGAATATAATGGTTCTCCTGGTTTTGCAAAGAAATTTTTTATTTTTTGAAAAAAACCAGTTTTTGGTGTTTTAGGTTTAGGCCTTGTTATATGATTATCATAAAGAAATAATAATCTATTTTTATTTTCTTCTTTTTTATAATTATTTCTAAACCTTTCTTCATCTGCATAACCAACTTTAGATAAAGGTGTTACACCTTGTCTGTTAACATGTAAACCAGTACCTTGTCCAGCTACTTGGGCTAATGTGTTTATTCCAAAATTATATGTTCTATGATTAGCATTAGATCTAGTAAGACCTGGTTCACTTACTTTTGGATTTGATCTTTGTAATGCTACTTGTTTTGCTAAAAAAGTAATACCTCTTGATGATACAAAAAATTTACCTATTCTGGTTGTGTCTTGTAATGATCGTTCAGCATACATTAATGCACCCCCTCTTATAAACCCACCAGTAATACTATTTAAAGTAGAAGTGCCTCCTAAATTTATACCTTCTTTTATAAAAGGTTCTTCATCTTCAAAACCAATTGATTTTTGGTTAAAAGTAGAATTATCAAATATAGAGGTAGACTTATCACTACCAAAATCATTATGATATGGATATGATGGTGAACTAGCAGGATTAATTGGTTTACCCCCACCTAAATTTGATAGTAAATTTTTTAATCCCATTTTTTAATATTAAAAAGATACTCCTGTGTCTGGGTTTTTATATCCTAAAGGAGATGTTGTACGAGGAGCTCCAGGTAAATCTTGAAAATCTGAAAATCCTGAAGGTCCTGGTGAAGGACCAATTGTTACTGCAGTAGTTCCTATACGAGCACCTCCCCCATAACCATAAGTGTAAGATTTTTCTAATAAATGCTCATGTAAATCTTTACCATTTTTTGTTTTTCCATCAAATCTTCCAGGATTGGCTATTCCATGAAAATACCCATTACCATTATCTCTACCATCTAAATCAAGTCGTCCTCCTGCGCCTACTTTTCTTTGTAATATTGTTGTAGATTTTCCTGGGTCTGTATTATATGTGTAAGATTTTGTTAATAATGCTTCATGTAAATCTTTACCTCCTAATTTTTTACCTTGACTATTTGCGTCCCCAAAAGAAGGTCCTAGATCTCCATTTAAATCTTGAAAATCTGAATTACTATCTCCTCCTGGAGCAGGTCCTACTACTTCTCCAGAATTGCCATATTTGTATCCATATTTTTTTGTTAATAAAGTTTCATGTAAATCTTTACCTCCTAATTTTTTACCTTCTCCCCCTTCATCTCCAAAAGAAGGTCCTGGTTTACCATCTAAATCTTGAAAAGGTGATTTATTAGGAGCAGGATTGTAAGTTTGACCACTATTAAAACTTTTAACATTATTAGTTAATAAATTTACCATATGATCCTTACCAGCTCCTCCTTTAGTAAAAAAAGGAGAATCACTAGTTCCTTCATTAGTAAAATAATTACCTGCACTAGGATTGGGTCCTGTGCCATTAGGTCCTTCTACTGTGTTTCCTAGGACACTATTAGTGTGTCTATCATATAACGACTTTAAATTTTTTAAACTCATAATTATTGTGTTTTATTATACATATAGACTAAACAAATTTAGATTCATATTTTGCTGTGCTTTGATATCTTCCTCCATTTGCTGTTGTACTATTTGAACTAAATGAATCATATTTAGTTGATACGTTTATTTGTGCTTTAGACATTGCTGATGCCATTTTGTCGTAGTCGATTGCTTCTCCACTACTACCACCACCTAAAAGATTGGTTCCCGCTATTACACTATCACTGTTATTAAGCATAATTGCTCCTTTATTTTTAGTAACAAGCATATTATCACCATAACCTAAATCATCTGCTTTTGATGCATTACTTATAGCTCCCATCATCGCCGCTACTGCTGCCAAAGAAAGTCCTATTCCTATTGGCCCAAATTTTGCATTTGATGTAAATATTGCTCCTATGGCAGCTGCTATTTGAAGTTTTTTAAACAATACTAACCCACCTATCATCATTCCTATTTGACCTGCTGTTGTTCCTAAACCATCAGCAATTAAACCTACAAAATCTACTATAGGTGAAAATATTGCTGCTAAATCTATAGCTAATCCTTTTACTTTTTCTAATACTTTAGCAAATTTTTCTTGTGTGTCTAATGCTTTTAATTGTTGAACAGATTGTTCATTTCCACTAGCAATAGCATCTTGTAATAATTGTTCTCTGTTTTCTTCTGTTATTAATGAATTAGCTAAATCATCTGCTGTCATTCCAACAGATTTAGCTATTGCTTCTTGTTGTAAAACATTCATAGAGGTAAAATCATTAAAATCACCTACATTAGCTGCTATTTCAGCTGTTAGGGTTTCATAATCACCTGTTAATGCTGCTAGTCTTGCTCTTTCTAAATTAATTTGTTTACCTGTAAGTAATTCTGCTTCTAATTCATTTGATATAGATGATTCAAAATCTAATAGTGCTTTACCTGAGTTTGCTATTTGTTCTAATTCAAATCCTAATGCTTTTGCTTGTGTTACTGCTCTTGCTATTGCTTCAGGATTAGCTCCTAATTGGGCTCTAATTTGACCTGTTATTTTATTAGAATCTTCTAAAACTGTTTTTAAACTAATTTGAGCTCCTGTTTGTGCATTTATAGCGTTTACTGCGTTTTCTTGGGTTTTAAGAGATTCATCAAATGTTTGACCTAAACGAGCTGCATCTCCTGACAATTGTGATATTGCTTCTCCTGACATTAATTGTGCATCTAATGCCGAAGTAGCACCAACTAATATATCTTTATTAAATACGGCTGCTGTTTGGAATTCTTTATTAAGAGCTTTATTTGCTTTTAATATAGCTTCTGTTGTTACCCTTAAATCATTTGCTGTAAAGGCAGCTCCTGCTAACTCAGTTCTTATAAGAGCTGATTGGGTATTACTTGTTCCTAATTCTTTTGAAAGACCTACTACAGATTTATTACCTGCTAATAGTGCTTTACCAACACCTAGTAAAAATGTTTGTGCTAGCTTTGCAGATCCCGCTATTTTTGTGAAATCTCCTGATAATGTGGCAGACAATGTACCTGATTTGTCTAATTTATCAGCTTGTTCTCCAAGACTTTCTGTTATTTCCTTAACTAAACCCTTAGCTAATTGTCTTTCATTATTTGCTGTTTTTAAATTATCAAGATTTTCTAATTCCGCTACAGAGGATTCATCTACTTGTTTAGCCATTTCTTTAGCTTTATCAGTACCTTCTCCAAAAGCTCTATTAATTTTTTGTATAGTAAGATTTCTTCTTATATTTATTTTATCTATTTTTTCCTCTATTTCTTTTTGAACATTTACACCTTTATTTATCTTAAGTTGAAGTTTTATATTTTCTTCTAACCCACCAGACATTTTTTTTATAGAACCTACTATGTCTCTTTCATAAGATTTAGCTATTTTAGCTCCTACATTATCAATACCATTAAGGCTATCAATAGCATCTTCAAATAAATTTTGTAATGTAGCAGCAATAGATTTATAAGCATTATCTAAAAATCCAGCTTCTACTATTTGGTCTTGTACAAGTTTGTTGCCTTTTTCTAATTCGTCGTTATTAGCCATAGTGTAATATTATTCGTTAATAAATATAAAAAAAGAAAAGACATCTATGATGTCTTTACTTAAAAATTATATGTTGAAGAAGGATTAATGTTAGGTCCTACAGGTCCACTTGAGGGAGAACTTGAATTACCTTTTTTAGCTTCTTCTTGTTTTTTATTTTGCTCTTTATTATATTCATTAATTTTTTGAATATGATATCTTCTCATCCAAATAGGCATGTTGTATATCTCTGAGTGTATAAATCCACCACCGCCATGGTACACCAGATCATGTATTTGAGTAAAGACTTGGTTTCTATATGTCAGTGTCAGGCCAAAAAAAGTTAAGACCAATGGGTATTGTTATTTTAACGAAGTCCCCATTTTTATCTTCGTATTCATGAGTTAAATCAATGTCTGGTTGTACTTCAGCTATATAATTTCTTAATTCTCTAGCATCTCTAGCAAGTAATTCATTGTCAACAAATTCTCTAATTGTTTTTGTTTCAGAATCACCTCCTATAGAAGTAATCATATATTTCATTCTAGTAGACACATTTGAAGATGAATCTTTATTTAATCTTTTTAAACCTTTCATTTCATTAGCTATAGCTTTTTCATCTCCATGAGTTAAAAGTTTAAATGTAACTTCTTTTTTAGCTGTAGGTAATGTAAAGAAAAACTTATTTTCATTATTTAATATTAAAGATTCATTAAGTGATTTATCTTCTACTTTTGTTAAATCTGCTTGGTGAGTTTCTCCTTTATGTTCAAATTCATAATCTTTACCATAACCTAAAATACGAGCTGCTATTAATACAGCATTCTTATCTCCCAATAATAAATCATCATAATTAATTGGTGTTATAATAAGGGATTGTAATAATTTATCAATTACTGTTCCATTTTCAATTAAATTTTGGTTAGTTAAGATATCTTCTTCTCGAGCTGTCATATATTTCATTGTAATGGCTCCTTTAGAAAGTGGTGATTCTTTAGGGTATAATAAACCCTTTGATGGTAATGTAACTTCCTCTGTGGGAAATTGTTGTTGTTTTTCCATAACGTTATTTTTTTATTTAAAACTAGTTCGGATATACATATATGTGAAATAAAGAAAGCGCCAAAAATAGGCGCTTTTCTTTTTATGTAAATTAATTTTTAGTAATTTAATATAGCATAATCCATTACTATTGTCATTGAAATGTTTGCTGGTTGGTCTGATGTCCAATCCATATCTCCAAAATTAGCTGATTGACAGTAAGCGCCTTTTAAGATCCATTCTTCAACAATGTCACCTACTGGTCCTAATGTGTTAATTCTAATGTCTTTTTTATAGAAATCAGAATAACCATCTCTACCTGTAACTGATTCATGTGATAATCTTACCCACTCCATTACTGCTTGTGCACCTGATGGTGTGATTGGATCGTATAAATCACATGTGATGTTTTCCCAATTAGCTTTTCCTTTAATTTTTCTTTTCACATTAATGTGATCAAGAACCACTTCTCCAAATGTTATACTTGGACGTGAAATTTTCTTAATAAGGTATGCTGGAATTCCATCAATATTCATTATAAACCTATTCTGTAGTTTAGGTTCAAATGATGTGAACATAGTTTCGTTTGTATCTAATATTGCCATTTTACTGTTTTATTTTATTCTGTTATAAATATAATTTTTTTCTTTTTTTATGAATCAAATGTTGCGCCTGTTGGAAGAACATTAAAGTCAAGTACTATAAATTCAGCTGTTTTAGTTGGTTGTAAGAAAATTGCACCTACTAATTGATTTCTATCAATTTCTGCTGCTGTGTTATTTGCTTCATCCATTTGTACTCTAAAGGCGAATAATCCTTGTCTTTGTTGTACTGATTCTAAATATGGATTTACTATATTTAAGAATCTATTTCTAGTAGCTTGTGTATTTTGTTCAAATACTAAGAATTTAGAAGAACTTCCAATAAATTTCTTAAGAGCAAT